TTGCTTTCCTGAAATTGCGTTCTCTACATTTCCTATATTCGGGATAGTCAAAGAAGTTTGAATATCTACACTACCATTTACTAATAAATTATTACTAATAGTTCCGCCTGATTTTTGTAAATATCTTGTATCTAATTCATCTATATCAATATTGGATGATGTTTGAGAAGTTGGGTTGAAATATCCTGTAGTATCAAAATAGTCATTCGTGTAATTAGTATTCGAATAAGATGCCATATAATAAGTATAATATTTTAATTATTTAAAAAAAAATAATTCACATAAAAATATATTTACCTATTATACTATGCTCTTCATCCATCAAAAGTATAAACCAGTCATAACTAAAACTGCTATGGAACAAGATTATGACACTTCTATAATGCCTAGTGTTCAAGGCAAAGGAATTAATGAACTCATACAAAAAGTTAAAGACATTAAGGTTAAGGACAATCACAAAAAAAGGAACAGCGAAAATAAAATTTCATTTGAATAAAAAAATATAATCATAAAATAAAATATGTTTTATAATTATAAGATGTCTTCTGTTAGTGACCACATTCAGTTAATGAAATCCCAAGAAAATAAATACGATAGCGTTTTTAACAAACGTGAATGGTTGTCTATTAATGATACGACCACGCAATACGACCAAGGCACGAGTATCATCGAAACTACTTCGCTTTCTAATAACTCCAAATTTTTGGATTACAATAGCGGATATTTAAGCGTTCCACTTTTAGTAACTCTAACGTCTAATGCTTCCGCCATAACTGGTATTGCGGACACGGGTGTTCTACCTTATACGAAATCCGTAGGTTTCAAACAATCCTTTTTAAGTATGATTAACTCGATTACTGTAGATCTAAACGGACAACCAATGGTTCAACAAAATCAACTTATTGATATGTATAATCACTTTCGTCTTCTAACCAGTGAAAGTTGGACTTCACAAAATCGTTGGAGTTCGATTGGTTTTTATCCTGATGTAGCGGAAGTCGCTGGTTTTAGCACTGCTGATACTAAATATGCCCCTGCTGGTCAACCTGCGAATAATGATACACTGAATTTAGGATTAAGCGAACGATTAGGATATATTTTAGACGATGCTGGACGCACTTTTAGTGGTGAAGTAGAAAGCGTTCTATCTAACCTCATAAGCAAAACTGAATTGGCGAAACTATACGTAAGTCACGTATCCAATCTTACTGCTGGAACTGCCGATGTAAAATCTCCAGTGGTTCAATATAGCGTAAAAGCAACCATTATGCTTAAAGATATTCACCCACTTTTTGAAGTAATGCCTATTTCTAAATCGCTTAACTTTAAAATCCAAATCTTTTGGAATAACAGCGTCGTCACGGCAACTCACGACGCAACGGATTGGACATCGCAATCGTCTCAATATAGAGCATACAATGGAACTCTTCCACTTATGTTGAATAACTTTGATGATGGTTTCGCTGGTTCTCCTGCTGGAACTCTACGAGCGTCGGTATATGTAGGAGATACTTGTCACGATAGCACACAAAAATCAGTAACCAATAACGGACTTTCTACTGGTGGTGTAGGTAAACAAGTTGAACTTTGGGTTCCTGCTTACCAAATGCTTCCTGATGTTGAAATGAGTTACGCACAAAATCACTTACGGGATGTTTCGTATTTTGACTACTACCAATTTAGTCTTAAAAATATTGCTTCAGGCGAAAGTTTTAACCATCTTGTAAGCAATGGTATTTCTAACCTTAAAGCGGTTCTAATTGTTCCTATGCTTAACTCTCTAAACAACAACGTCAATGCTTTTGATGATGGTCTTCCTCAACTTATGGCACACATTAACAACTTCAATGTTCTCGTTGGCGGTGCGAATGTTCTTCACCAAGATAGCAGATACACATACCAACAATTCAATAACGAGTTCTTTAACGAATTTGGTGTGAATGGCAATCAATCTACTGGTTTAGGTTCTTCTTTGATTGATTTTAAAGGTTGGTTGAAAAAACCTTATTACTACGTCAATTGTTCTCGTGTGCCTATGGAACAACAAAAAGCGTATCGTTCTCTACAAATTAAGGGAACGAACTCTTCATCACTCGCGATGGATTATGTTATTTTTGCCCTCTACGAAAAGAATTTCAAACTTGATGTCATTAGCGGAAACGTTGAAAAACTTGACTAAATAAAAAATATAATTGAAAAAATAAAATATCAACATTAAGTATATGAATATTACACTTGATTTATCGAAAGGGCAACTATCCAAACTACGAAACGGACACGGCATCCGTATCAATCCTACTATGTTCGGCAGTGGTGTTGATTTAATAATTGACCCTATGACTTATCATAATATGGCGAAGAAATTAGACAAAGGAAAAGGGGTTGTTATCAAAATGGGTTCAAATGAAATTGAGATGAATAAAATGGAAGGCACTGGTCTATTTGCAGGGGCAGGAAATAAATCAGGTAAAATTAGTCGTCATAAGAAAGCAACCAAGTGGCGTGATTTTAGCAATGATACAGCAAGAATGGGTATTGATACCGCTAAATATGGTTACGAGCAATATCAAGAAGCAGTTAATCCACTAAAAAGTGAAGGTAAAAAAGCATTAAAAGGTTTATCTAAAATGTTCGGTGGTGAGTTGGAAAGTGAAAGCGAAATGGAAGGTGGGAAAATATCCTTTAAAGGTATTAAAAACGCATACAACAAAAATGTCAAGAACACCAAATTGGGAAAAGCACTTCGTGATAGCACTGGAATGGCAATTGGTGATGTGTATGACAAAGCAGGGAAAGAATTGGATAAAAACAAGTATGGAAAACCTATCTCTCAATATATGAAAGATAAAAAAGGATCAAATGTCGCTAAGTTAAGTCAAATGTCGGGTTTAGGTTTAAGACTACAACACGGAAATGGTCTAAAAATGGGCGGAAATGGTATGTGCTGTAAGGGTTGTGGTATGGCATATAATGACAAGTTTATTTTTGATAATGTTGCTTTATAAATACAAAACTTACTTTTAAGAATATTATTTAGAATAAAACGAACTTAAAGAAATATTATCTAAACGTATTATAAGATGCCAGATTATGCCAAAACAATCATTTACAAACTTATTAATTATGATTATCCCGATTTAGTTTACGTTGGTTCAACGACAAATTTTACAAAACGAAAACAAGGTCATAAAGAAAGATGCTTGAATGAAAAAAGTAAGAAACATAATTTAAAACTTTATAAAATGATTCGTGAGAGTGGAAATTGGGACAATTGGAGTATGATTAAAATTTGTGATTATCCTTGCGAAAACAGACGAGAGGCAGAACAAGAGGAAGATAAATATATGTTGGAATTGAAAGCAAATATGAATATGATTAGAGCGTTTAGAACAAAACGACAATATCGTGAAGATAACAAACATAAAATAAATGAAAAACGTATTTGCGAATGTGGTTTGAATTATACATATAATCATAAAGCACGACACGAAAGAACAAAAAAACACCTTGATTTAATCAATCAAATTCAATAATAATATTTTAATTTAAAATAAAATATTATTGTATATTAATGTTGAGCAACTTTGATTTAAATGAATTAGTAACTAAAATGAATATTCCTAATTTCAAGGGGTGTTTTTACAAAGACAAATTGAAGAAAATACAACCTAACTCAAGTTATATAATCAATTTAAATAGCGAATTTGATGAAAATAATAATAGGAATGGCGGAAGTCATTGGTGTTGTTTAGTAACTGATGATATGAAAAAAGCAATCTACTTTGATAGTTATGGGGAAAATGCTCCAAACGAAATTAGGAACTTATTAAAAAGTAATCAATACAAAATGGGACATACTTCAAAAAATATTCAATCATTGATGAGTAATCTTTGCGGTTTCTTTTGTCTTGCTTTCATTTATTTTTTAAACGTATCAAAGTTTAGAACAAATAATATTATCAATGATGCCTCCATTTTTCTTGACTTGTTCGAAGATTTAGACAAAATTGATGATGTATATAAAAACGAATTTATCCTTTCTTTATTCTTCACAGACACCAAAAGTAAAAAACTTCTATTAGGAAATAATAACATAAATTTAAGCAAAGAAAATAAACTAACAAATAGTTATGACATTGAAGACAAGAAATTACGAAATTAACCATTTGGAATTAAATCATCATAATCAAAATATATAATAGGATATATCTCTTGCTCTTGATTAACTCTTCTACTAAATGCTTCCCACGTGTTAGATAAGCGTCTTACATTTGTTTGCTCTAATTTGTCTTCAAAAAGTTGAACCACTTGTTTCAAACATTTTCTATTCTTATTGATAAATTTAGTAAATCGTTCATCTTTGTTTTTAATAGATGTATGCCTACATTGAGGACAATTAAATTCGATACTATCGCATATATTTATTTTAAGAAGTTTTACAAAGCAGTTATGACAAATAACGATATTACATTTTCCAAAACAACGAACACCATAACTAATATCATTATAGCAAATATTACAATCTACCATATACATTTATACAATAAAAAATAAGTCTCTAAATAAAAAATAGCATTATTGTATAAATGGAAACTCCTATCGATAGTTTATTGGATAAAATACGTTTGAATTGTATATATTTAACCAACAAGCATATTAACAATCATTTGTATTACAAACATAGCGGGAAATGGTTTGATATTCCTGTAATTGTTTTATCAGTTTTCGCTGGTTCATTTAGCGTCGGTGCTGACCCATTCGCTCAACAAGAAACGATAAGCGTAATCAATTGTAGTATATCAATGATTATAACAATTCTAACAAGCATAAAACTATTTATGAAAATCCAAGAAAACCAACAACAAGAACAAGAATTAGCGGTTCAATTCAAAACGTTAGCATTAGATTTGTTTAAAATGCTTTCCTTGCCCGAAAAAGATAGAGGGATGGATGGATTATCGTATTTAAACAAAACCTATGAAAAATATATCACGTTGGTTGAGAACTCCGCTATATTAAATCCTATGAATAAACACGACCAATTACTCGTGATTGACCCGAAATTATTGATTAGTGGTGGTTCTTCTATTAATAGTGATGATTTTAATACCTCGCCAATGATTAAAACGGAAGAAGATGAACTATAATAAATGGAATGAAGATGTGCCGAAAATGATAAATCAATATGAGAAAAAGAATAAATTAAAATTTTATGTAAATACAAATAAAAAATCAGGAGAGAAGACCCAGCGATATCATATGTTAAAAAAGTAATGAAATCTTAC